GACACAGTAGATGGCACAAACTGGAATACTATTGCTACATTTACACAAGCAACAGGCGTTACACGAGAAGTAATTAGATTAACTACTGCATTTACCGATCAGTTAAGAGTAGTTGGCACAATCGCTGGTACTACCCCATCATTTACTTTTGCAGTCTTAACATGGGCGGATTCAAATTGATTCTTACATTTAGTAGTCAAATAGAAAGCGCAGATAGTGAGCGCAGAGTTATTGCAGGCAAAATTGTGCCGTTTGAAACACCTGGTAACACCAGTGTTGGCAAAGTAGTCTTTGCTAAAGGGTCAATAGATGTAGGTGACCCAGGCAAGATTAAAATGCTTATGCAACACCGCAACGATAAGCCTATTGGCCGTATGCAGAAGTTTAATGAAGAACAAGATGGTATCTATGCTAGCTTTAAAATTAGCGCAAGCATGCAAGGATCAGATGCGTTAATGCTTGCAAGTGAGCAGTTAATAGATGGCCTATCTGTAGGTGTAGATGTAATTAAATCATCACAGAAAAAAGATTATATTTATGTAACTAAGGCGCAATTAAAAGAAGTTAGCCTAGTTGAATCACCAGCATTTACAGAAGCGCAAGTAACTAAAGTTGCCGCTAGCGAAGGCGAAGCGGATGCAACAATCCAACCAACTACGGAAAGTGAGGCACAAGTGGACAACACCACCGAGCCAACAGCAGTACCAGTGGTAGAGGTTGCTCCAATAGAGGCTGCACGCCCAACAATCAGTGCATCATTCTATACAGAGCCTCGCTCACCAATTAGAACACAAGCTCACATGCTAGAACACAGCATCAAAGCAAAATTAGGTAACAATGAATCAGCACAGTGGGTAATGAAAGCAGAAGCAGACGTTGCTAAATTCTTAACTGCAGCAGATGATTCATTTACTACTAACCCAGCATTTAGCCCAACACAATTCGTACCTACAGTAGTAGATACACTTATTGGATCACGCCCAGCAGTAGACGCAATCGGTTCACGTGCGCTTCCAGCTGCAGGTATGACAATCTCAGTACCTAAAATCACTACTTCAGGTACAGTTGCAGAGACTGCAGAAGCAGCAGCACCTTCAGAGACAGGTATTGTCAGCAGCTATGTAAATCTCACAGTCAAAAAATACGCGGGTTTACAACGCTACAGTTTGGAAATTCTCGAGAGGTCGTCTCCAGAGTTTTTTGCAGCCATGCTTGATAACATGACACGTGCTTACAACAAAGCAACCGACACAGCAGTTATCTCAGCACTAACAGCAGGCGGCACACAAGCTACAGGAGTAGCAGCAGATTCAGCAGGAATTATTTCCTACGTATCTACACAAGCACCAGCTGCATACCTTGCAACAGGTGAGTTAGCAACACGTTACATCGCTGGTACATCACAGTGGTCACTACTATTAGGCGCAACAGATACAACTGGTCGCCCAATTTACAACGCTGCTAATCCAATGAACAATGCAGGAGCTGCACAACCAACATCACTACGTGGTAACGTATTAGGTCTAGATCTATACGTAGATCCAAACGCAGTGTCAACAACTATCGATGAGTCTGCATTTATTGTAGTTCCATCTTCAGTATCAATTTACGAGTCACCAATTTTAAGACTATCTGTAAATCAGCCAGCAACAGGCGAAATTGAAACAGCACTATATGGCTACATGGCCGTTGGTGTATTAGTCGCTGGTGGAGTTCGTCGCTTCAACCTAAGCTAATAACTTAGTAATTTAATAATCCCTAGGGTTTAGTAGCCCTAGCCCTAGGGAGCTTTTTAAGAGAGGACACTATGGCCGCTGCGATGGTAACAATGGCAGAGTTACGCAGTAATTTAGGTATTGGCACTTTATACAGTGACGCTACAGTGGAAGAGTGCTGCCAATCGGCAGAAGATTTAATACAGGGTTATTTATGGCATAACGATGCCCCAGTAGTAGCTTCATCTATTAGCAATAACGTAGCAACTTTAGTATTATCAAATCCTGGCATATTTACTACAGGTCAATCAATAACAGTGTCTAATTGTGGTGCAACGTATAACGGCACATACACATTAACAGGATCATTTCCAGGTACTACAGTGCCCGCTTCAATCGGCACAATGTTTTGGAGTACATACGCACTTAGTTCATACCCTAACGGCTACAGCTTTATTCAATATGCAAAGACAGCTGCAAACGATAATTTCCATTTTATCAAACCATACGGCCGAGCCCTTGGCCCAGAGCACAAAGCACAGGCTTACACTGCGACCCCTGCCATACGAGAGGCTGCGATGATCGTAGCTGTAGACATCTGGCAAGCACGTCAAGTTAGCCAGACTGGTGGGGTAGGTATGGATGGGATCACTGCAAGCCCATATCGTATGGGTTATCAGCTGATTAACAGAGTGCGTGGTCTCATCCAACCGTATTCTAGTCCTAATTCACTGGTCGGATAATGCCAGCAGCAATAACCACATTACGTGGCACACTAGCAACAGACCTAGCCAATGCAGGCGTGTGGTCTACTTTTGCTTACCCACCAGCCACAATTCTTGCTAACAGCGTAGTTATCACAGTATCAGATCCCTACATCGTACCGTCCAATAATGACTACACAAGTATTGCACCTTTGGCTAATTTTAAGATTCTTATAGCAGTACCAGCCTTTGATAACCAAGGCAACCTAGCAGGCATAGAAGACTTTATTGTAGCCGTAGTGACTAAACTAAACGCATCATCTTTGGTGCTAAACATATCAAGTGTCTCTGCTCCAGCTATCACTAGTGTGGCAAGTGGAGATTTATTAACTGCAGAAATAACTGTATCAATTCTAACGAGCTGGAGCTAACATGGCACTAACAGACGAAGACAAAGCCTTCTTAATTAAGATAGGCCAAATAGACAAAGCACCAACCCCTGCACCTACCAAAGAGAAAGACAAGGAGTAATAATGGCAATTTTCTTAAACAATACCGCATCGGTAACATTTAACAGTGTTGACCTATCAGCGTATGTAACATCTGTAACTATTAACCAAGCATTTGATGAGCTAGAGGTCACAGCCATGGGCGACTCTGCACACAAATTCGTAAAAGGTTTGGAAGCAAGCACTATTACGTTAGACTTCCTAAATGATAATGCTGCTACAAAAGTTATCCCAACTTTGCGTGCTGCTTATGGTACAACCGTGCCATTAGTAATCAAGCAATCAAGCGCAGCAGTATCTGCTGATAATCCTTCATATTCCACTACGGTTTTGGTTAACAATCTACAAAACATAAATGGTGCTGTTGGTGATATATCTAGTCAATCAATTACATTTACCTGCAACAGCGTAATAACTGTAGCGGTAGCATAAGGAGCAATAATGGCAAAGCTAAAGATAACAAGGGCTAATGGTGAAGTATCTGAGCATAAGATAACACCAGGTGTCGAGTACGCTTTCGAGTTAAAGTACGGATCAGGAATTAGTAAAGCCTTGCGTGAGAATGAAAAACAGACTGACATTTATTGGTTAGCTTGGGAATGCTTACGCAGGGCTAATGTCGTAGTACCTTTATTTGGTATCGAGTTTATAGACAGCTTAGATACTGTAGAGGTATTAGACGAAGAAAAAAAATAGTAGCGCGGGATTCAATCACATACGCCATAGCTAGTCTATCGGTGGAGTTAGGGATACCGCCTAAAGAATTTATTGACATGGACTCAGAAATGCTTAGAGCTATAGTCCAAGTCTTATCAGATCGCGCTAAGGAGATTAAAAATGCCAGCAAAGGTCGTAGGCGTTGAAGATGTCCTAAAGGGCTTATCATTTTTTGACGATGATATGTATAACCGAATTAAAACTGTTCTCGGACCTTTAATGCGTGATGTTGAATCTACAGCTAAAAGTGATGTGCCTGGTAATGGTGAGATGTTATCTGGCTGGTCTAAGCCTATATCTTCACCAGATATTAAATACAGACCATTTCCTAAATATGATGCTTCTATGGTTAAAGGTGGCATAGGTTACAAAGAAGGACAAAACAGAAAATTTAAAAATGGTTTCCAAGTAGAAAATTATGTTTACAACGTAAGCGCAGCTGGTCGTATTTATGAAACTGCAGGTAGAGTTAATCCACAAGGCCGTGCGCCATTTACTTCTATTCATGAAGGTGGCGGAGTAGTTGCCTACGAAAAAGAAAAAACAGGTAAAAGTAGATCTAGGGCCACACGTTCTTACAATTCAAACAATCCATTTGCGGGGTATCAATTTGTAAGCGCATTAGAACCTTTAACATCTCAGCCTAAGATACCAGGCGTGCGTGGTGGCAATCGCAAAACTAAAGGCCGTTTAATATATAAGGCTTGGGCTAAAAAAAGTCCTGGAATTTATCAAGAAATAGTTAACACAATAAATACAAAGGCTATAGATTTTAATAAAGCCACAGAAGTTACGAAGGCTGCCTAATGGCCAACGTAGTCGTCTCGGCTTTAGCCACCTGGAATGGCAGAGCGCTTAAAAAAGCAAAGTCAGACGTATCTGTATTTGATAAACAGATAAAATCTTTAGGACGAACCTTTGGCGTTACATTTAGTGCTGCTGCTGTGGTGGCCTTTAGTAAGAGTGCTGTCAAAGCGTTTGCTGCTGATGAGGTAGCTGCTAAGTCACTAGCATTACAATTAGAAAATACTGGCAACGCTTTTAGAGTTACTGAAGTTGAAAACTATATACAAGGCTTAGAAAAAACTTATGCCATATTAACAGATCTACGCAAACCATTTCAAACCTTTTTAAACCTAACTAGATCAGTTGACTTATCCCAAAGGACTTTAGAAGCCGCATTAAATATAAGCGCTGGTACTGGAGAAAGTTTAGACACAGTAGTTAATGCTTTAGCAGCAGGTATTAGAGGAAACACTAAAGCAATAAATAATTTAAATACAGGTATAGATGCAAACATAATTAAAACAGGCGACATGAATAAGATTATGGCTGCACTTGAAGAAAGATTTAAAGGGCAGGCAGCAGCCAGATTAGACACTTACGCAGGCAAAGTAGATGTGTTGAAAAGAAGCGCAGATGAAGCGGCTAAATCTATTGGTAAAAGTTTAGTAGGCGCTTTAGAAATTTTAAGTAAAGACAACTCTGTGGCTGAGCTTGCTAATGATTTTGAAAATTTAGGCGATAACATAGCTTACGCAATAATACAAATGGCAAAACTTATAGACAAACTAAGCGTTCTTACAAGCAGCCCATCGTTTAAACCTGCTTTATTGTTATTAGGCGCAGCAGGCACAGCCGTAACTAAAAACCCTGCGCCATTTTTAGCTGCTTTTGGCACTGTAGGTGCTATGGGTGTAGGCAGTGCTTTAACTAGTCAAAGAAAATTAAGTCCAGAAGAAAACATTACATTAGCCAAGGCACGTCTTCTTAACAGAAGACTTGAAGAAAAGATTATTTCACTATCTAATGGTAAGCGTAAAGAAGAATATGATTTATTGAAGAAAAAAACAGCGCTAGATAAACTTAAAGAGAAGTTTGATGTAGAACTAATTGGTTTACAAAAAGCAAGAAATGAAGCAACAGATGATGAAACAAAATTACGTTTAGATGGTTTAATTGCTATCAAGAAAAACGATGAGGCACTTGCCACCAAAGCATTAGCAGAATTAGATGCGGCAGCTGCAGCACAATTATTTGCTAAGAATTTTAATATTGCTTTAGAATCAGTTAAAACTATGACCGATAAAATCAATGACTTTATTAAAAGTCAAGTTACAAGTTTTGATGATGCATTAGCATCTGTTAAATCTTTAAATAAGAGAATTCAAGATATGATAAATTCAATAGGCGGTCCAACGACAAAACTAATTCCAAGTCCGCCACAACCTGAATACACACCAGAACAGGTGCAAGCGGCAATCCTAGATACTAGAGAATTAAACTCACGCATAAACGATTTCCTAGGTGGCTTCGGTATGGGCACACAGCGATCATCATCACAAAGCCCGATGGATATTAGGCTTACCATAGATGGCGGTGGCGACAAGTTAAGTCAGGCTATAGCAGAAAGCATACAGGTAGCGACTAGATCAGGTTATTCAACAGTACCTAATGGCTTTATAGCATGACCGTACCAGTAATAAATGCAATAATTAACTTTAGCACTGGGCCAGCATTTGCTCAGGCCATGATTATTGACCAAGGTATTTTAGGCACAAACGTATTAGCAGATTCAGCAGCTGTCATTGTAGACGTGTCTAATCAAGTTAATCGTATTGAAACCAGCAGAGGCCGTACTGCACTATCAGATCAATTTCAAACAGGATTACTAAATTTAAAAATAATAGATCAAAATGGCGACTTTAATCCTCAAAATGTTGCTGGCCCGTATTACAATTTATTAACACCTATGAAGAAGGTGCAGATTACTGCCACCTTTAACAATGTCACCTATCCTATTTTTTCAGGATTTATTACCTCTTATGTGACAATTTATCCAGATGAGTCTGGTGAAGATTTAGCCATGACTACAATACAAGCTGTAGATGCATTTAGATTAGCCCAGGTAGCACAGATCAGCACAGTCACAGATGCTACTGCTGGACAATTATCTGGCACACGCATTAACAAAATATTAGATCAAATTGACTGGCCTGATTCAATGCGTGATATAGATGCAGGGTTTACTACTATGCAAGCAGACCCAGGTACTAACCGCACAGCCTTGTCAGCTCTCACCACTGTGTCTACCTCTGAGTATGGTGCTTTGTACGTAGATGGATATGGCTCTTTTGTATTTCAAGATAGAGCTGTAACTGTTGGATCTATTGGTGGCACACCCACAGTCTTTGCAGATAATGGCACAGGTATTGTTTACTTTGATGCAAGTTGGATTCTTAACGATGTATTGATATTTAACAAAGCCACTATTACTAGGGCTGGTGGTAACGCACAAGTAGCGTCTAATCAAGCGTCCATAGATAAATACTTTTTACATAGTTACTTTTTAGACAACTTACTTATGCAAACAGATGCAGTAGCCTTAGATTATGCTCAGGCTTATGTGGCTAGTAGAGCTGAGACTTCGATTCGATGTGATGCCATAGTCCTAGATTTATATACGCCTAACTACGATACAGGCATAGTTGCAGCCCTGGATCTTGATTTCTTTGATCCTATAACCATTATTACTACCCAGCCAGGTGGATCTTTACTTGAAAAGACCCTGCAGATTTTCGGTGTCCGCATGAATATAACCCCGAATAGTTGGAAAACAACCTTTACAACACTAGAACCTGTCATAGATGGGTTTATAATAGGCAACGTAGATTACGGTGTCTTAGGACAAAACGTACTATCTTATTAAGGAGATATAATGGCAACAGGATTCCCAGCAGCAACAGGTGATGTACTTACTTCTGGCATGTTTAATGGTTTAACTTCATTTACAATAGGTGCTGCAAACACAGTAGATTACACAGCTGTACTAGCAGATCAATACCAAGTATTAGAGTTAATGAATAAAGCTACAGCAATAGAATTTAAAATACCGACAGATGCTTCTGTAGCATTTCCAGTAGGCACTGCATTAACTGTATTAAATATTGGCGCAGGTACTTGCACAATTAGTGCAGTAACACCAGGTACTACTACAATATTAAGTGCTGGCGCAGTTGCAGCATCACCAACACTAGCGCAGTATAAATCTGCAGTATGTATTAAAACTGCTGCTAATGCTTGGTATGTGGTAGGTGGCATAGCCTAATGATTGGAAATATTGTTGCATCATTATATGCTGGCGCTGCTGCTAATTTTATTGATTACTTAGTTGTTGCTGGTGGTGGTGGTGGCGGTGGAACTATTGGCGGTGGTGGTGGTGCTGGTGGCTTAAGAAGTACAGTTACCGCAACAGGCGGTGGTGGCACTTTAGAGTCTGCCATATTATTAACACCATCTACTAATTACACAGTAACTATTGGTGCAGGTGGCACGCCTGGTACATCAGGTGATCCTGCTGGCACGGCTACAAATGGTAGTAATTCTGTTTTTTCTACTATTACTTCAACAGGTGGTGGTAAAGGTGGCGCATATAAGAGTAGTGCTGGTACTGAAAAAAATGGTGGTAATGGTGGTTCAGGCGGCGGTGGTGGTTCAACATTTCAAGATCCAGATGGTAGCGGTGGTACAGGAACTGCTAATCAAGGATTTAATGGTGGTACTTCTAGTACGGGTGAAACAGTTGGTGGCGGTGGTGGCGGTGGTGCAGGTGCGACAGGTACTAGCGCAAATGCTGGCACAGGAGTAAAAGGTGCTGGTGGTAATGGTGTTGCAGTTTCTATAAGTGGCTCATCAGTTACTTATGCAGGCGGTGGCGGTGGCGGATCAGGGTCTAGTCCTTCTGCTGCAGGTGGTTCAGGTGGTGGGGGTGCTGGTGGTTATAATCCTGGCGTTGGCGCAACAGATGGTACTGCTAATACAGGCGGTGGCGGTGGTGGTCGCAGAGATACTCAAACAGGTGGTAATGGCGGATCAGGTATAGTTATTTTGAGATACCCAAATACTTTTACAATTAGTAATCCTGGTGGTGGATTAACTCTATCTACAACTACAAGTGGGGCAAATAAAATTACAAGTATTACAGCTGGTACTGGAAATGTGAGTTGGTCATAATGGCACATTACGCATTTTTAGATAATAATAATATTGTTACCGAAGTTATAGTAGGTATTCATGAAACAGAAACTATTGAAGGTTTAGATACTGAGACTTGGTATGGAAACTTTAGAAATCAAACCTGTAAGCGCACATCTTATAATGGCAATATTAGATATAACTATGCAGGTATTGGTTATACATATGATGAAGATGCAGATGCGTTTATAGCACCTAAACCTGATTGTGGTCATCCTGAATTGACACTTAATACAGCTACATATCGCTGGGAATGTGATAATGCAGAGCATGAGATTCTTCCGTGAAGCCATGGCTATGTGCAGCTGGTACACAGTTAAGAGATCAGATTGATACCTGGTACCCAGATCGTCGCTCTACCAGTGATGGGTGGGTGGGTGATGCTCGTCATTCCGCCACAAAATCGGATCATAATCCAGATGCAACTGGGTGTGTACGAGCCCTTGATGTGGATTCTCGCTTGGATTCATCCGAGGGGCTCTCAGTATATTTGGCTGACCAAATCAGAATCTGTGCAAAAACCGATAAGCGCATATCTTACGTAATCCATAATGGCATGATCGCTAGCAGGATACTTAATTACAAGTGGCGTAAGTACAAAGGTTTTAACAAGCACACAAAGCACATACATATCAGCTTTACAAAGTTAGGCGATAAAGATAGCAAGCCGTTTGATATACCACTACTAGGGGGTAACATATGAAAATAAGCAATAAGCAGAAAGCAATACTTAAATCATACTTTAGGGGTGTGCTTGTATCATTCTTAACATTCTTAGCTAGTAATGAATTAGGACTAGATCCAGTAGTGTCTGTAGTTATTGCAGCATTAGCAGGACCGGCAGCTAGGGCTTTAGATAAATCCGACAGTGCTTATGGCCTCGGTGCAGATGAAGCATGACCCCTACAGAATGGGCTGGCTTTGGCGCTGGCGTTATAGCTGTGCTATCAGGCGGTCTAATCGGATTACGTTTTATAGTTAAAGGTTGGCTTAATGAGTTACGTCCTAATGGT